AGAACATCGCCCCGACTTCGGGCGTGGACGCTTGTGCCGCCATCCAATTGCCGAGCCAAGCGGAGTCAAGCGTCGCGCCCAGATAACCGCCAGAAATTGTCGGCGCAAGCGTACTGGTCAAGTTGCCAACGGTGATCGTTGTTCCATTGACAGAGATACCACAGTAATTCCCCAAGACTGCGACGGAAATCCAAGGCGCCAAACATCCGGCCGTAACGCTACCGGGACCCCCAACGAGCGGTCCGGTCGTCGTGCCGTTGGTCTGGACATAGAGGCCAGATGAGGTCGTCCATAGATCGCCATTAACCGGCGACGTCGGGGGAGTGCCGGGGGGAAGATTAAAACCCGCTGAACCGGTATTTGGCGCAGTAGTCACGACCTTCAGCCCATTGGGATAGACCGTATTGCCGCTGATGATCCAGGGATCGGCCGGTGGCGTCGGCCCGACTCCTCCGCCAGGACCTTGCGCGAGCGCCGGCGCCGCAGCGAAGAGGAATGCGGTGAGGAGAACGAATTTCTTCATTGCTGGATTCCTCAAAACACGATGCAGGAGAATTTGTGACCCGATGTCACGGCATTTACGGAAGTGCTCGTCGTCTGCCCAAAGTTCAGCGTCCACGATCCGCCTGGAGGGATCGCGAAGGTCGTCCCGTTGGCCTCCAGCGCCGCGGCTCCCACGGGGTTGACGTACAGCGTCTCCGCCGTCGCGATGCCCTGATCCGTCGCCGATGCCGGGTTTGTGATGATGATCCCGGTCACCGTCGGAAGCGCGGCGATGACTGGCGTGCCGCCGGTCGTGATCTGCGAAGCGTTGCCTGGGACGGGAGTGACGGCGGCCATTATGTCGATATCTCGCGCAGAATAAAGGATTGATTGTTGATACCGCCCGTCGATGCGCCGGAGCTGCTTTGCGTGACCGAATAGGAAATGGAGGAGGTCGAATTGGTTATCGTCAGATAGTCGAAAGAGAAGGGACAGTCGAAAGCTGCGGAGGAGCCAGCCGTATAGCTCGCGCAGGTTTGCGTTCCGAGTGTCGTGGCGGCCTGTTTGAGTATGGTCGAAATGCTTGCGGCTGAGGCTGTTGGGCCGCTGCCAATTGAATTGCCGTTGGCGACTATCTCAACTAAATCAGCCGCTGCGGTCGGCACGATCGACGCCGACGAGCTCCCGGTTGAACCTATCGGACCCTGCACAGTCTCCCCTGGCTTATGGATGCCGGGTCCGAAAAGCTGGATGATCGTCGGGATGGCGGCCCAAGTTCCTGCCGTGGTTTCTACAACATCGACATAGCCGAGCCGCCGCACCGCCTTCGCTGCCACGGAAGCGATGTTGCAATAAAGCGTCTGGGCCAAGCTGCCGCCCGTCGTGCTGCCTGCGCTGGTCTGAAGATTGGCCTCATTGAGGTCGACGATGGCGGTGCCGCTCAGCGTGTTGTAGATGCATAGACCGAGCGTGCCGGCATTGTTGATTTCCCATTCCCACAGCCGACACATCTGTCCGCTGACGCACCCCATCGTATTGCCAGAGCTGATGGTGATGCTCTGCGCTGCCTGAAGCGAAACGGGCACAGGATCGCCGTTGGCAATCGTCGTGTCGCGAAACAGAATCGGGATCGGATTGCTTACGCTGGCGTTCGATCCGTTATTTCCCACAACAGAAATCGTGAGTTGGTTCGATCCGACAGACGCATTGATTTGAAGATTTGGGGGAAGATTAAAGCCGAGCGCCGAGTTGGCGAGGTTGGCGGCGTTGATCGGAAGCGTGACCGGCCCAAGGACGTCCATGTACGTCCCGTCGTAGCGGACGATCACCGGCTGGCCGGTGACGAGCTCGCCGCCGACGAGAGCGGTCAGTCCTGAGCCGTTAGGCTTCTCGAAGGTGATCGGGCCTCCGGAGAATAATCCGCCGAGGCCGCTGAGCGCGATCGTCGCCGATCCCGTGTTCGACGCACCGGGAACGTAGATCAGCATGACGTTGAGGATGCTCGCGTAAGAAGTCGCGTTTGCGAGCGTCCCGGTCTGCGCGTTCGCGGTCCCGGCCGCGCTAGTGATGATGTTGCCCTGCACAAACTGCGCGCGAGCCGGAAAACTTAAGTTCATCGCCATCAGCGATGCGATCAGGAGGGCGCGGAGCGCGCCGATCAATGCGCCGGTGATCTTGGTCGTCATGGCTTGAAACTCCAGATGTTGCTTCCGTAGTAGCGGAAATAAGCGCACTGCCCATCATTGTTGAGAAGCTGCTCCGATCCGCCCGGACCTGTCATGCCGGCCGGATAGTTCACCGTTACCGGATAGGCGTTGAAATTATTGTTGAGGTCCTCGATCGCGTACACCTGGCCCGCGACGGCTGCGGATGGAAGCGTCGTCGACGATACTCCGAGGGACGTGGTCCGGTTCAGGCCGACGGCGCCGTTGGCGTCCGACGTCGTCATTACGAAGACACCAGAAAGAGTGATCTCGCGCGCCGGGTCAAGTACCGCAGTTTGAACCATCGCCGCCATCTGGCCGGCGGTCAAAAGGTTGGCGAACAGGTCGCCGGCGAGCCAGTTCTGCGCGACCGTTCCCTCCTGCGCACGAACCATCGCCGTGACGTTGTTGCCGGTGATTCCGGTGACGTAGACGATCTCCGTCAGCAGCCCCGTCGCGGCATCGTTGAACGTACCCGAGAATTGTTGCCCCGCACTCGGGTTCGGAAACTCCGACCCGGTACCGGAGGCGAGGCTGACAGCCGTCGCGGAGGTCGAAATCGGCGCCGCGATCGTCGTTGAGGCGTCGTTGGCGAACAAGAACTGGGTCACGAGGGTTGCCCTCCTAGATCGTCACGGAGACGGTGTACTGGAACGGAAGCAAGAGGACGCCGGACTCGATCGCCTCCTTTAACACACTTTCATAAGGCAATGGACTCGGTCCTGAGACAAAAAGGGTTTGCAGCCCGTTGTACGCCTGGCGATTGAAGCCGAAGCGGTTGAAGATCGCCCCGCCCAGGATCTTCCGCGTGCCGGTCGAGATGCGGATGCTGATGATTCCTGGCCCGAAGGTGACGCTAATCGCGTAGGTCTGGTCGATGTTCGGTGCCGACCCGTTGGTCCCGATCAGGAAGCGCATGATCCGGCGCTTGAGCCATCGCACGTTGAAGACGCTCCCGTCCCCCTTGTAAAAGTTCCACGTCATGATTCGCTTGAAGATGTCGTCGGTCGTGACCGTTACGTTGTTCGGTCCGATCAGCTTGCGGACGTTGTAGGCCAGCCTATTGAACCCGTAAGTGTTGAACGGCCCGATGTCGCGGTTGTGCCCGGACGACAGCGCCGGCCGCGTCATCCCGTAAATCCCGGCGGCGACCCAGTCTAGCAACGGCCCGCTGATTTGCGGGTTCGTGTAGACCGGCAAGCCGATGGTGGCGAACCAGGTGACGAACTGTTGAGCGATCCCGTTGAAGGATACTACGAAGGCCTGCAGGTCGTCGTCGTCCGCATATTCCTCGTAAAGATAGGACGGGATCGTCTCCGTCAGCGTAGTGGGTCCTGGCGGCGGGAAGGTGCCGGGCTGAGGCGTTGGAGGATAAGGGGTTACCGGCTGGACGACGAAGCCGGAAAACCGGTGCCCGCTCGTCTTCGCGTTGACGCTAACCGACGTCGTCTGATCCGGAATGACGTAGGAGCCGCCCGGCTGAACCGGGATCGTGGTCGTCGTTTCCTGAAGTGCGGCGGCGTTTCCCGTGATGTCGACGTAGAGGACCTCCGGGACTTCAATGCCCTGGTCGGCCGCGCGCTGAGGGTTCGTGATCACGCCGCCAGCGACGGGGCCGTACATCGCCGTGATGGCGTGCCCGCCTACCGGGACGACGGTCGCTGCTGGGGTGCTGACTGAGAACGGCAATCCCATGCGCTAGCCCTGCGCTACGACGATGCCGGCCGTCGTCGCCTCGAAGAAACTCTCGGGGTCGCCGAAGACTAGCTGGGTGCCTGCTTCAGGACTTGTGACGATGCCGTTGATCGAGACCACGAAGGTCAAGACAGAAATCTGCCCGGGAGCCAGGATATTCGCGACTGCCGTCTGAAAGACGCTGTTCATGACGCCGATGTTGAGGGGCGCGCCGCCGGTGATCGAGTTGACGTAGGCGGCGATCGCCGGAGCGGCGGCCTGCGAGACGGCGGCCTGCGACGTGAAGTTTGCCGCCGTCGTGTTCCAGCTCACCGTCATCGTAACGGTCTGCTGCGGGGGATTGACGAACGGGACGGTGTAGATGTCAGGGTAGTCGTAGATATTCGGCGTCACGTTGCGAAGATTAGGCGTCACGACGCCGCCGCTGACGTATGCCGGAAAGCCGGTCGTGTCGACACCGATGCTAAAGGTCTTCTCGGTGATCACGGTGACCGTATAGGGGCCATCGGAGTTGATCGGTACCATCCCGACGACCTGGGCGATGTTGACGTTGTTCTGCCCGGTGGTGAACCCGTGGTTAAGATCGGTGGTCACGACGCCGGGATGCGCCTGGGTGATGTTCGTCACCGCGAGGGTTGATCCGACCAGGCCGGCAATGTTGATGCCCGATTCGTAGATTGCATAAGCAACCTCATAAGGATCGCCGCCGCCGACGATGACCTCCCAAAACCCGCCCGCCTGCTGCAGGACGGAGATCAATCGCTGCTGAACCCCCAAGACGTTCCCGAGTAGCGTCTTCAGCAGCGTCGGGATTCCTGTGCCGACCGCCATCCCGGCCTGCACGACGCGCGCGCGGTATTGCTCTTCCGTCTCAGCCACCGCGCCGGAGGTCCCGACCGTAGGGTTCGCGCACGTCAGCGTGACTTCGCTAGGCGGCTGCGTGATCAAGTTCGTCACGGTGTTCGTTGGGACCGCCCAGGATCCGGGGATCGTAGCCTGGCAGAATAGTGGCTGGGAAACTCCCGACGAGGCGGTGACGCCGCCGTCCTGGACGACGTATTGGTAGGTGCCGTCCGACACGGTGAACCCTACTGGAATCGGATAGCCGGGCAATTCCGCGCTCGTCGCGGTATCCGTCGCCGTGAAGACAACATAGACGGAAGTGTTCGTCGGTACCGCCGGCGCGGAGCCCGGGCCGATATAGACTTGGCCGAGCTCGCTTAGGATGAAGGGGTTCGCCGTGAACGGGCTGATCGAGTTTATGGTCTCGACCGCCGCGGTATCCATGACGACCAGCGCGCCGACGTCGGTCGACGAAATATCCTCGACTAGCGACGCCGGAAGGTTTGCGGTGTAGCCGGGGTTTGACGCCAGCACGCCGGCGATGAGCTGCGTCAGCAACGTCGCCGGCGGCGTCGGCTGCGCGCCTTGAGCGGTCACGTCGAACGAATAGGCGTCAGACATCACGTCGGCTCCGGCTCATCCTGCTTCTTGGTGGTAACACATCGGCCGCGTTCGATGTAGCCGTGCCAGCCGCAAGTCCCGCAATTGATCGACGGCACGAAGGTCGGCACCTCTCGATTGCCGTCCCATGTCCATTGCGCAACCCCGCCGTTCTTGCCGTTCGGATCATGCTTAAGCGTCGTCCGGCCCTTGATGATCACGCCTTCGCACCGGCCGGCCTTCCGCCTCGGGCAGTTGAACGAGAAGGTTTGCTCCTGGCCGGGATGGTCGGTCGCTTCGAACAGTCGGCCGAAGGTCACCTTCGCGTCGCTCATTGCGGCACCGCCAGCACGATCTTCGCGCCCTGGTTGGTCGTGACATTCAGCTTATAGGTCGGTGGATAGCTTGCCTGCTTGGAGAGCAGCAGCGCGGCGAAGTATTGCGCAAACTGGGATTGCGTGCGGTTCAGGTAAAAGTCCGGCTGGACCTGCTGGACGATCGTCGGCACCGCCGGAATACCGAAGTTGGCATAGAATGGCGATTCGCCGAGGTTGAGCTCGAGGACTTGGCAAAGCGTGGTCAGGTAGACGGCGTCATCGAAGCCGTTCGCGTCGGTCTCCACGACGCGCCAGATCATGCCGGTGACCGGGTCTGGGACGAAAGCGCCCGTCTCGGGATTCCTCACTCTTCCATACGTTCTAATTGGAATTACTCCCGAGCAAATTCGCCATGAAGATGAAGGGCGGCAACGCGCGCAGATTGCGCTTCGATTTTTGTCGCAAAGAACCCGAGCCAACGCCGTTCCTGATCTATAGAGATATAAGCGCGAAAGCGCCCGGTCCTTTTGTCTTCAGTTACGCCGCGGATTCTAGTTTGACTATCTTTTCGAACATATTGATTGCACTTATTCTGACTGTTCGTTGCTTCCCGTAGATTTCCGATGCGATTGTTCGATTTGGTTAGATCGCGGTGATCTAGTTGATTTATCGGCCATCGCCCTTTGACGTAAAACCAAATGAGACGGTGTACCGAATAAGTGATTCCGTCAGCAATGACGCGAATATAACCTTTGTGCTCGGTCCATCCGGCAACATCGCCAACACGCATTCTTCCACGCGCCGTTTTATATAAAAGAACGCCGCGATCAGCGTCGTAATCGAAGAGTTGATGAAGGCGTTTTTGGGTGATTCTCATGGCGCTATTATAGGCCATTCACGTCCCTCCGGTCGGAGAAGCCGTCGGTGCCTCGGTGTCGCCGTGACTATCATCGGCCTGGGTATGGGTATGAGTTTGAAGGCCGACCTGGCCGCCGGTACCGAAGCCAGCCGTGATGGCGCCGGCGGTCTCGATGTTGCCGGTGTAAGTGCTGACGCCATCAGGCGCGGTGATGAGGCCCGAAAGCGCCAGGGCGCCGTTCACCTGAAGATTTCCGTTCACGATCATCGGTAGCCCCGATGGCAACGTCACGACGAAGCTTCCCTCTTTTAGCACGAGCGTGACCTCCGTCGAGTTGACGTCGAGCACGTTGGTCTTGTTCAGGTCGCGGATGATGACGCCGTCGGGACCGTAAATGACGGTCTTGTTCGGATCGTCCGCCGGGCTCCAGTTCTTGTTGCCGATCGGGAAGAAGACCAGGGACGTGAGGTTGGCCCGTTGCGCGAGATCAGCCGTACCACCGCCGAGCCCGGACACGCCGCCGAGATAAGCATCGGCCGGGACAACGAAGCCCTTGCATCCCGGCTGGATCGGATAACGGATGAACTCCGGACCGAAGAGCGGGCAGGTCAAGTTGGGCAACGTGTAGGGAATGTTGGTCAACTCGAACTTGATATTGACGATCCCTGACGAGACGACGCTGACCACAGAGGCCGGGAGCGATTGCCCGGTGAGCGCGATGATGCCCTTCGCCTTGCGCTCGGTAAACTGGTTGAGCGTCCGCGCAATCGGTGTTTTTTGCACATTGGATGCGATTTCAGCCTCCCGCTGCGCTACCTGCGCCGACAAGCTGATTTGGCGCCGCCTCGAAAACTGTTACCCATGAATCGGCGGACGGCTGGCGGAAAGCCCCCACATGGCGCGCGCTGATGATTTGAAAGCCGCCCTGGAATGTTGCGGACTGATTGACCAGCGACGTCGAGGCCTGAGCGGAATTTGTCACGACTGTCGGCGGAAGCATGATCTGATCGCCGACAGAGATGTCGCCGCGCATGACGGTCTTGAACTGGATGTTCGGCGACTCGATCCAGGTCGGCTGTCCGATGAGGTCCTGGAAGTTAACCTGCTTTGCCGCCGCTGAAGACGTTGCGCTGCCGTCAGAAACGGTGATCGTGTTCGCCGCGATGACGATGCTCACGCCGGCGTAGTTTGCGGTCTTGATGATGTCGAGGCTGGTCTCCCGCGCGTACTGGGAGAGCTGCTCAAGCGTCGGATAGAAGCCGATCTCGTCGTTCGGCCGGATCAGTCCGGAATTGATGTTCACGTTCACCGTCACCCCGGGGAAGGCAGTCTGCAGCGTCGTCGTTAGCGCCGCGGCGAGCGTCGTTCCGGCCTTCCAATTCAGGACCAAGTTTTTCGGCGCCTTCAGCGTGCCGGTGCCTTGCGCGGCCGCGGTCGATCCCGATCCCGCCATGATGACGAAGTCGAGCGTCTGCTGGTGGATATCGATCCAGTTGCCGAACGCCTGGAAGATGACGCCCTGGACGAGGAGGCCGGCCTGCGCCGGATTCGCGAGCGGAAGCCCCTTCTGCATGCCGCCGTAGATCGAGATGTTCTTACCGTTGAGGTTGTTGGCCTGGCTGATCTCCTGCCGGCTGATCCCCCAGACACGGGCGAGCGCCTGACCTTGCGGCGTCGCCTGCCCGATCACGGGAATGTCGAGCTCGACGTCCCATGCCGCGGGAAGCGTCTTGCCGTTGACGAAGCTGGTATAGCTCGCGCCGCCGAGCAGACCCTCGAAGCCGGGCGGCACGATGACTTGGCCTGTCTCAGGATTTTGGATTACAATTCGATAGAATCTCATCGCTCAGCACTCCTCGAAGACGCCAGCCTTCAGGAAACCGTGCCACTGGCATGTCCGCTTGACCATCGCGATGCTCGGCGTCAGCGTCGGCTGTTCGCGATTGCCTTCCCATTTCCAGCCGTGCGCCTGTTGACCCTCAGTATAGATCGCAAGCTGATTTGCACGCGCGCAGCCGCACGGGCAGATGAAAAACAAAACATGATTCCCGCCTTCATAGGTATGGATATGGGCCGTTCCAGGCTGGAGGTCGTCACGAAAAAACCAACAGCCGTCATCGTCGTGCCGGGTGGCAAGGGCGCGCTGGAAGATCGGGTCGTCCGTCGTTTTGAAGGGCGCGTTGCGCTTCTTCGTCACGGGCTGACCTCGAGTTGCTGGCTCTGCTGACGGAACACCAGCGTCGAGGCAAACGGGTTGCCGCTCGAATTGCTCATTCCGCCGATCAGGTTGACGTTGTAGCTGGCCGTCCCGAAGGCGGTGGCGGCGCCGGGATTGGCCGCGAGCGGGTAAGTGAAGGTGTCCGGGCCGGTGATCAGCGCGTCGACGAGGCCATTGTAGGCGGTCGGCGCCGCGCCGGCGACCGTCAACCCGACGACGGTTCCGATCTTGTAGCCGTGTGGCGCCGAGGCGACCGCCGTCACGAGCCCAGTCAGTTCGTTCCACATCAGGTTCTCGAGCGCGATCCCGGTTGGCGATCCGACCATCGGCCGCGAGCAGACCAGCGACCCGTCGAGCGCATATACGTTGATATAAAACCGCTTTCCGAACAGCAGCCAAGTTACTGTCACATTATAGGTTTGTCCGTCCAACGTAGGACTGAAGGAGAACGGCGCAACGGTCGACGGGACGAAATCGGTGAATGTCGTCACGACGGCCCCACTCCGATGAGCGGCGAAGCCGCGCCGGCACCGGCCGATGCCGTCGATGACGGGACGATGCTCGGCGCCGCGATCGACGCCGGATTGCCGACCGTGGGGCCGAGGCCCGACCACGACGGCGTGCCGGAGATCGGCGTCCCCGCGCTGATCTGGCTCATCAGATTGTTTTGCGCCTGCTGCGCGTCCTGGAGCGTCAGCAGCGGCTTCTCGAAATCAAGCTGCCAAGTATTTTGTGCCTGGAGATCGTCAGTCCGCGAGACGTCGACCATCCGGAGAAAAACGCAGTTCGTCCAAAAGTAAGACGGCGTCGCCACGGTGTAGGTCCCGCCGGAGATGTTGTGCGCGGCGAGCGTCGACTGGAGCGCCATCATCGTCGCCAGCTTGCCGGCGTAACCGCCGCTGGTCTGGGTCGCCGGGATGATCATCCTCATCGAGATCGTCGTCGGCTGCACGATCACGGCGTTTGCGGCGACAGTCTGGTTGGCGAACGGGTATTTTCCGATTTGCTGGTCGATCAGCGTCGCGCCAGGCAACGGATGAAAGTTTGCGAAGAAGTCGTCGAGATCGGTGAGATCGCTGCCGCCAGAGAGGAGCCCGTCGGTGAAGGTGAGCGCCTGGGTGATGGCGATCAGCGGGAGCATGCCACCGGGGATCGACGCCGCGATCCCGCCGGTCAGGATGATCGGCGCAAGCTGGAAGCTGAGTTTGAACGCTGCGAGGCCCGGCGAGATTCCCATGTCAGTTCTTCAGCCCGTTGACGGAGACGTTCGCGTTGCCGCCAGTGTTGTTTAGCACGGTGACGACCACCTTGGCGTCCTTGTAGCGGTCATAATTCCCCTTCTTCTGCTCGTGCGAGACGATCGCGGCGACCAGCTTCGCGACCGTTCCGGTGTCGTTGACGTCGAGATGCTGGCCCGGTGCAAAGCCGGTCCGCGCCGACACGTCCTTGATATAGGCCCCGGTATCGTTCTCGCTTCCAGGCGCGTACTTGCTGACGATCCCGGAGATCGTGTCGAGGTGGTCACGGGAGCCATAGAGCCTGATCTGGCGCGCGATCGCGGCGATACCGGCCTCCGGGTTCGCGAAGTGGGCAAACCCAGTCGAGGCCCCTGGCGGCCGGAGGTTTCCGGGATTGTTCACCCCGGCCTGGTTGCCGCCGAAGATGTGCTCGAGGTAGGCGCCCGTCGTATAGGTCGACGTCGGCTGAAACCCCTGCTCCTCGCGAACCTCCCGCGCGCGCCGGGCGCGGTCCCTGACGCTCGCGACCGTGCCGTGAGTTTCCCCCGTGGCCGGACCACCGAACCAGGACAGGACCCGGCCGATCGCGGCCGCCATGTTGCCGATCCCGGTCACGAAGCTGCCGACCTTCGCGGCGAAGTCCTCCGTCCCGACGTAGCCGGCGAACCTCTCCAGCCCCGCCCCGACGTCGCCGATCCACTTCTCCAGCGGGCCGCCCTTGACAACGAATGCTGCGACGACCCTCTCGAAGGCACCGGACAGTCTGCTTATAGGTTCGGCAAGCGGCGTGAGTCCGCGGACGAACGTCGTCTCGATCGATTTCCCGGCATTCGAGAGTTGGGTAGTGAGGTCTTGCCAGGCCTTTTGGACGGCCGGAGGAAGGTCGAATCCACCGGCACCTTGACCTTTCCGCTGCGTGTATTGCGTGATGAGCTGCTTAAATTCCTCCGGAGACGTGTTGTGGAGGCGCTGGAGGTCTTCCGGCGATGCAAATTGGCCGAGTTGCCGCGACTGAATGACTTGCGCGTAAAGTGCGGGGTTCGTCGTGTCGGCAATCTGCTTGAGGTGTTGCAGGAGCGCCACACCGGTCTGCGCGGTATCGCCGCCAATCTCGCTCGGAGTCAGCCCGGCACCGATCAGCCCGACGCGCTTGGTGATGTCCAGTTTGGCGCCGGCAACCCCGCTGAGGAACGACGACGGGTCGATCAGCCGAGAGAAGTTGCCAAATGCCGCCTGCTCGCCGTAGCCGAGGCCCAGGCCGAGCGATGATCGCCGGCCGGCTGAGACGCCCAGCGCGAGCCGATCAATGCCGAAGAGGCCGCCAGCCCCGGCTAGGCCCGATATAAGCCCAGTGATCGCCGTCCACTTGAGGAGCGATCGGGTGATATCGCGAATGTTGCCGGCAACGCCGGCCGTCTCGCGCCCTATCCCGCGCCAGTATCCCGCCGTCTTTTCAACCTCGCGGGTATTGCTGTGGAGGTCCTTGTTCGAGAGCGCGGTGAGTTCCTGAACGACCAGCGCCTCCGATGCGATCGCCTCAAAACCCTTGCGCTGCTCGGCGATCTCCTTGTTGATAGCCTGCCACATGGCGGGGCTCTTCGCGAGGGCCGCTTGGTATTTTTCGAACAGAGATGCAAAATTTTTGAACGCGGCATCCCCGACCTCGATGTCAATTATGCTTTTAACGGCCATCTCACCCGCCTCTGGCGTATCTCTGCCTCCACTGGTGGACCGAGTCGAAGTCGAGGTCGAGAAGCTTCTTCATCAAGTCCGGGAAGCCCTCGCTGGCCGCAAAGCTTAGGCTGGCACAGACGACGGTTTCCCGTCCACCGTTGCATTCGCAGCGCCCGAGTCCTCGCTCGCAGGCGCAGGGGATTTCGCGCCAGAACTCGCGGCCGCGGTCGACGTCGTCAAGGAAGCGGCGAAGTCCGTAGAGTTCAATGACGTGAGTTGCGCGCTCCAGAGCCCCGCCGCCGTCTCGAGCATCGGCTTTCGCTCCGCGCGATTGAGCGTCGCCGATACCGCAATAAAAAAAACGATGGCGTTCTCGACCTCCGCGCGATCTTCGTCGTTGAGGATCTTGCGATCGACCGCGATCTGAAGCGGGAGCGGTTGCCACTTGGCGCCCTCCGGGACGATCACCATCGTCAGCCGGCGGATTTCCTCGATGAGCCCGTTCTTGACGCCGCGCTCGCCGTCGGGCGAATCCTCCCACACCCGGGTGTCCGTCGCGATCTTCTTGAGCAGCCGCATAGCGAGGCCAGGGCCGGCCGCGGCGCCAAGTCCACGGTTGAAGATTTGCGAGAAGGTCTGCCCGAGGATGAGGAAGTGCTGATCGACGATCTCCGCCGCGAGCGGCGTCGAGTGAACGTAGGCGAGGACCGGCTGATGAACGATCGGCAGGCCGTCCTGGCCCTTGATCGGCCGACCGTCGGCGTCGGTCTTGACCTTCTCCTCGCCGTAGATCGGAA